CAATCTCTCAGTGTATTTTACACATATCTTAGAACAACCATGTTGTCCTGGACTTATGTGGGATCCCGCATTGATATGTATGTCAGTTATGAGATCTAAATATCCGAGGGGACCCTTTGCTAAGTGGTCATCACCTCCTATATGGCAAAATCTCCAGTCTCTAAAAGGAGCCGGGTCATTTGTTTCTAACATTTCTAAACTTTTAGTATAGTTTAGAAATGCAAGTTCCTCAATCGATAGATTGAGTAGAGTGAGTGATGGCTTGGCTATTGCCTCACCCATCATAATTCCAACTTTTGAAATGACTATCTCAAAATCTTTTGGAAACAAAACAATTCTAGGACCTATCGTGGATAGTACTAGATCAACATAATCCGGTTTGAATGATAATCCGTAACCGTTTATGAAACCACGTAGGAGTGCTTTTGTCACCTCCCACTGCTGGGCATTAGTAGCATCCTTAAGATCACTACTAAGTAGGTATTCATCTTCACCGACTATTGTCCGTTTAAGTGAACACAAACCCTTAACAGCTTCAAAAGCTTGATCCTGTCGATGAAAGCTCGAGAACACTGAAGGGTGGTACTTCATCGCATCTATTAGAACATGCGATAAAGGCGCTTGTAAAATGTTAAGCCAATATGGCGCCATCGTTACAAATCTAGCTTTGTTACCCATTTCTGGGACAACTTCAGCTCTACAAACGCTTTCTGGTTGGTATTCCTTCCAGGCCACGTACATGATTTGTTTTCCGGTTACTTCATCAAGACCGACAAAACGATCGTCCGGTGTATCTTTAGTAAGATGATACGGACTAAGGAAGGGTAGATCTGTTACTAAAGTTTCTACCCTAAACAGTGTTTTCCAAAGTGGTATTCCACCCTTTTTCACTGCTGGGCCGAAGGGAGTATGCTCCTCTTCGTCAAATTCGGGCACAATCAATAGTATTCTATCCATTGCTTCCCTAACAGCTGCCGCCTGCGCGCCTTTTGCGAGCGAGTGGTCGAATTCTCCAGATGATGTGACACTAATATGTGCACTACCATCCGGTATTGAATGGTTCCGAATGCTCCTACAAATGGAACCTATCCTCCTCGCTGACTGACCAAGTTGAAAAATAATCTGGTCAGTGGGTAAAAAGTCGGATTGAAGAACACTTTGGAATTTCAATCTTGACTTCTCTTCAGCCTTCAATCCCATATATGGC